AGCACCTGTATCAAACAAACCAGCACCATAAGTTATGCGGTTTCTAGCCTCTTGGTCTGCCTGTGCCGCAAGAACTAAATTTTGTTGAGCAATAGAGTTGTAGTAAGCCGCCATTTCAGGGCTTGTATTCATCAAGTTGCCACCTTGAGAAACAGCAACTCCTCCACGACCTGTTTGAAACTGTCTGTTTCGCAATTCAGCAAGTTGAGTTGCTTGGCTAGGTGCAAGCAAAGCCTGTTGTTTAGTAATGTATTCTTCTGCGGCTTTCTCTGGTGTTTTAGCAAGGTATTCTTTACCCAAAGTAAACAAACTCTGTGCCGAAGTAGTTAAAGGCAGATAAGCGGCTCTAGCGGCCTCTACATCAGTCAGACCCTGACCAGAAAGGGTTTTTAACCTATCTTGATAACCTGTGATTTCAGCACTAGGTGTATATCCTGCCGTGACAACATTACCTGCCGCATCAGTTGTAAAGTTAGAAGTTCCAAAGCGAGTAGTTACGCCAACAGGTCTAAACCTAGCCGCATCAGCCGCAATTTGTGCTGCACGAATCTGTGCATCAGATTGTGTTTGAGCCGCTTCCTTAGCTTGTTCAGAAGTTAAATAAGAGCCAGTAGCATTTAATAAACTGGTAATAGCAGATGGTGCAAAAGTCTTTAAAGTTTCTACTGATATTCCAGTTGCATTTGCAATGGTATTCAATATACTTGGAGTAACAGTAGGAGGCACAATAGGCGCTGAAATAGGCGCTGGAGTAACAGGAGGCACAACAGGAGGCGTTACACCAGACATAGGACTACCGCTACCAGTAGTAGGCGTTGTAGTAGTTGGAGGAGTAGGTACGCTAGGAGTAGGTATTGCCGCTGTAAGACCAGTAACTCCTAATGCGGCAGGAGTTAATCCTGTAGCGGCGGCAGTTGCATTTACTCCAGCCGCACCAGTACCAAATCCAGCCAAACCACCTGATGAACCACCGCCAGCCAACAATCCTGCTTCTGTTGCGCCACCAGCAGTTAATGCGGCTAATGGTATTCCAGTAGCTGCCGCTGTAGCCGCCGCACCCGCCGCACCAGTACCCATTCCAGCTAATGTTCCACCAGCCGCACCGCCTGCCGCACCAGCACCGCCCAACAGACCGCTACCAGCCAAATAATTAGCACCTAATCCTAATGCAATCATTGGGCCAAAGTCAGAAACAAAATCGCTTACAAAACTACCAAAACCACCATTACCATTGGCATTGTTATCAAAAACTCCATAATCAATAAGCTGTCCTTTTTCATTTATCAATGGCCTAGCCATGATGTTTGGTTGATTTGGGTCGGGGATTAATTCATAACCTGTTTGAATTGTCAAATACTGAAAATTACCTTTATCGTCATATTTGCTAACAAGTGGCTGACCCTGAAATGTTTGATTGGTAGGTACTGTGTAGCCTTGAACTTGCCTACCACCGCCCATGCCTGTAGCTGGCCCAAGGTCTGCATATTGTTTAAATTCATCACTAACTTTTTCATAGGCTGGTGTTACGCCACCATAGCCACCAGTTCGATACTCTGGAACGGTAATTTTTGGTAGGTCTTGAGCAACGGCTTGCGCTGCTTCAGGTGCTAACGCTTGACCCAATGATGGAAGTGGCTCTGGCTCTGGCGCAAATTGTTGCCAAATTGGGATTGGCTGCATCCCATAAAACTCACGCAAACCAGTTTGAGGATTTATAGTGCCAGCGCCACCCATAGCCCTTAACATTCCAGCTTCTTGAGGATTGATGTGGGCAAGCATAGTGTCGCCATACCTACCCTTGGATGCTAGATTATTGTATTGATTGTTAAAAAGACTTTGCATTTTTTATTCCTTTAAACAGTTCCATTTGCTATGACATTACCAATCACAGTCAAATTACCAGAGGCATCAATCTTTGCTATAGGGGTCGATATATTGTAGATATACAGCACATTCGATGCTTCAACAAAAGAGAAGTTTGTAAATGTTCCATCTGCCTTTGAAGCAATAGCTGTTTGGATATTTGTGAATTCTGTATCAATCTCAGTTCCCTTGACAACCTTAGAAGCATTGCCAGAAGCAAGGGCATCTTTTGATGCAAAGTTGGTGGTTTTCGTGTAATTAGCCATATTTATTCCTTAACCAAGTTTTCCATTTTTAGCCTGAATCTCAATCTTCTGAATACTCACAGCAGCACCATTTATATCAATTTCATACGCTGTTTGCACAACTTTGCCAAATCCTGATGCTTGACCTACCAAAGTCCCAATCTGGATGCCTGACGAATAGTACGCCACAGGAATTCCATTTGCACCATATTCAGCAATTCCATATTCTGCTACTGTAGATATAGGAATAGTTGCTTGTGTTGCGTAATATTGTGCAGAAAAGTCATACGACCATTTAATAGTAATTATCTGGTTAGTTCCACCAATTACCACCACAGAAATCTTCTTCAATATAGATGTGATATTTTGATCGCCAAGATCAGCATAATTGGTGTAATACTGAAAGCGATAGGTAGAGGCATGGTCAAGGTAAGTGCCATACTTACCAATATACCCATTCTTACCAATCAACAAGTCACCATTTCTGCGAGACAACAATGCAGTTGGTTCAATACTATCCCATGTCGTTACCCTAGCTGAACCATCTTGCAACTGCGCCTTTGTATCAAATACATAGACTTGTTTTCCAACAGGAAGCGTTAAAAGGTAAAACGCATTGACTTCAGAATAAACAGCTTTGATGTTAGATTTTGTTTCACCAGATACATAGCCCATCAAGTCATTACGCACATTTTTAGATAAATCACGCAAAGGTGCTGATTTCTCTTGAATGGTACGCATCAGACTACGAACACCAGAGTTAGACAAGAAAACAATGTCTGAACCCGTTGAAATTATGGTATCCCTTGCTAAACAACCAATATTTCCTATAGTGTCAGACAAAGACATTGTGGAAGGAGTTGTTGCCCCTTGATAGACCAATATCTGACGACTACCAAAGATAATTAAGAAATTGTTGTGTGCGCCAAGTCCTATAATTTGATCCGAACCATTAGGCCAAACCCGTGAAACATCCAAAGTACCTGAAGTCCCACCTGTCCAATTATGACCAGTAAGTAAGTCAGAAAAACTAATTGTTACATTGTCTGAAGTTGTTTCTGCCACCCATAAACGACCAAAGGCAGATATAGCAATGTTTGCCAAAGGAACTGTACCTGTGTAACCAGTTTTTTCAGAGACTCTGCGAAATGTGGTTGTGCTTACAGCAGGATCGTAAATTAATGGATCAAATCCTGATTGAAAAAAATATGTAATTCCATTTAAAGATGCACATTGCCAATTGCTTGCCGTAATAGTAGGAGCAGTACCACCCCCACCATAGGTCAACTCTGTAACTGTATTTGTAGAACTGAGTTTAAATAACTTGTTGTTGCCAGCAAACAATACAGTCAATGTTCCATCAAGCTGCACAAGTTCATGGATGACCTTTACATCATTTGCGCCAAGATTGCCACTTGAAGAATTAACTCTTGAGTAACCTTTGCGAGCGCCAATACGTCCATATTGGTCAATCACGCAATTGGTGGCAATCGAAGCATATCCCGCCTCTAATGTCAGAGGAGAGTCTTGAGTGTTTAAGCCAAAAAATCCTGGGGCCTGAACACTAAAAGTCTGCAAGTTTTGCGTCATACTGCAACAAACTCCTGATTCTCAGGATAGCGAGTGCCTTCCAAAGCAATGTAATCAGACAACATAGCTTTATATAAAATGTATGCTTCAGAGGAAGTCAAACCACCATCTTCACCACGCTCAATTAAGGCACGGGAATAGGCATTCTGAACCACTAAAACGTCAGGAACAAGCACAACAGTTGCATCTGATGCCAAAGTAGCCTGTGGTACTGTTAAAGCAAATTTGATCGTATAAACACCATTAGGTATTGGATATAGATTTACTTTGGTGTCATAGCTTGCATTAACACCATCAAAAGCAAATTCTGTAGGTATTGAATTAACAAGTGGCGTAAAGTTTAGTTTGCGGTTCATGTCCACAAAACTGATGTTTGTCAGTCCAACATTACTTGTAGTATTGATAACATCCATTACTTGAAACTTCTGACCAGCACCTGTCAAAGCATAAGATGATGTAGATGCTGATGTTGTAACTGTAATGGTTTGACCCAAAACATTCCAAGAAAAAGCATCTTCAATTTGACGCTTGGCATCATTAACAAACTTACCAATTAGTGTTGAGTAAGATGTTTCGGTAACAGTAGACACTGTTGTCTCACGCAACCTTATGAGAATATCGTTTACAAGTTCTAAATAAGTCATTATCTTGTTAATCCTTCTTCTTCAATAGTAATTATTACTGAAAATGTAGATGCCGACTCAGATTGTGCTTTAAGTATGTCACCTTCTTCCATCACAAAATAAGACACACCACCCCAATCTTGTGTAGTTTTGGTAGTTAAAGCGGTTTCAAATACAAGAGAATAGGTAGCAGATGCAGAGGTATCTGTCCAAGAAAAAGAAATATGTTTTTGCGAACCAGTATTAACCGCCCGTAGCAATACCACCCTTGCGTAATACCCTTTTGGTACTGTGTAGAGGGTTGTCAGCGTATTTGCTGTAAGGTTTGCGCCAACTGATAATGCTCTCATTTCGCCTTTGCCTTGTTCCTTGCGGATATAGCTTTAGCTTTTGCCTTTGCGTCAGCCTTTGAGGTTGCACCCCATGCTTTTAGCGAAAGAAGCAGTCTTGTTGGTTCACCATTCTTGTCGTACTCAGGGCCATCATTGCCACCCATACGAGCCAAGAAACTTGCTCTGCGAGGGTTATCCCCCGACTTTACTGGCGGCTTCAGATTTCCACCAGTTTCCTGATTATAAGATGATCTGCCCTTGGCATTCAAGCCGCCTTTTGGATTTTGACCAGCTTTTGTTTGCCAAGTGGGTGTTTTCATCTACTTCACCTTTTTAGGCTTCTTTGCAGTCTTTGCCGCTTGTTTGAAGTCAGCCGCT